GATGATGATAAGCAGTTAGAGGTATTTGAACGCTATACTAAGATACAAGTTCCATTTAAAAGAATATATGACCCATTTAATGATGAAGAGTTAATATTAGAGCCTGAGAGATATAAGAATGAATATTTGATAAGAAAAGCTTGGATAGTAATGAGAAAGGATTCAAAACCACAAGTAGTTACTAACCAGAAGCAAGTTGCTAGATTAGAAGAAGTATATAAGGCAACAGGTGGTTTATTCCATGAATTCAGAGATCCTTCTACAGGAGAGGTTATTCCTATAAAAGGTAAGGAAAATGAAAAATCTATCAAAGGTTCTACTACTGAATTGATTCCATCTTCTATAGCAGACTTAATTGCAGATAATATGATTCAAGTAGTAGATATTATCATGACAAGAGTAAAATGCTGTGTTTCAATAGGTGACCAGATGTTATATCAAAAGATAAAGCCTATCGATGAATATCCTTTAGTAACCTTCATGAATGGTCATAATAGAAACCCATTTCCGTTATCTGATATTAGATTAGTAAAAGGTTTACAAGAATACATAAATAAGATAAGAAGTCTTATAGTAGCACACGCATCCAGTAGTACTAATGTTAAATTATTAATACCAAGAGGTTCTATGAATAAGAAACAATTGGAAGAAGAATGGGGACGTGCAGGTACTGCAGTAATTGAATTTGACCCAGAACTTGGACAACCAATAGTTGCAGGCCCAGTCCCTCTTCCAAATGAGCTTTATAAGAATGAGGCGGATGCAAGACAAGATATAGAACAAATATTAGGTATATACCAATCTATGCAAGGAGATCCAAAGAATACTCCTTCTACATACAAGGGCACTATTGCAATTGATGAATTTGGGCAGCGAAGGATTCGTTCTAAGAAAGATGATATAGAATCAGCATTGAATGTGATTGGTAAGATAGTAATACAATTTATGCAGGCAATATATACTGATAGAAAGATAATAAGATTATTACAACCTAACACAGGTCCCAAGGTAATTGAGGTTAATAAACGAGAGTTTGACCCTATTACAGGTGGTTTTATTGGAAAAACAAATGATATAACTGTAGGAGAGTACGATATACAGGTCGTATCTGGTTCTACATTACCATCTAATAGATGGGCAAGATTTGAATATTATAAAGAATTGTTCGCACTGGGTGTAATAGACCAAGTGGAACTACTCAAACAAACTGATGTAGCCGATTACGAAGGTGTGTTAAAACGGAGCGGAGTAGCTGCAAAGCAAATAAGTAAGATAAATAAGCTTACTGAAGAGCTAAAAAAGACGAAAGGTGACCTCCAGACCGCACAGAGGGAATCAACACATGACCGTAAAAGGCTTGAAGTCAAGGAGTTTGAGGTTAAGTTGGCTAAAGCAGAGGCAAAGGCAGAGAGGGCTGCGCAACTATTTAGTCACCGCGCAGGTGATGAACTTAAGAAGATAAAGGAAGAAGCAAAGGCTATCGAGCCTAAAGCTCCTAAGAATAAGGTCATCGGCCTGTAGTGTTGCTGATAATAACAAACACAAGGAGGTCATAATGGACCCAGATCAAATACTAACAACTTCTGATGCTGCGAGAGGACCAATAGAGGACGCATCTAGTGCAATAGCACAAGATAACGTCGATACTGGAACAGGTCACGAGAATCAAGCAATCAGAACAGAAGGACTGCCGTCTGGAACGACAGTTCAACAACCGCAGCCAGTTGAGCAATCACCTGTACCTGCACAAGAAACTGTTCCAACTAAAGAAGACCACCAACGTTTTGAGTATTGGCAATCTCAATACGATAAGTCACAAGGTGAGGTCAATGCACTTAAAGGCGAGCTACAACAAGCTGCAGCATATGTTCAAAATATGCAGCAGCAAAATCAACAGCAAGTGCCACCTCAACCTTCCAATGGACAACCCCAAGGTAATCCAAATCAAGGGAATTCATTGCAGAAGCCTTCTCGTCCACAGAAGCCGTATACGTTTAACGAGGTCGATGCTTTCAACGATCCAGAAAGCGAGAGCTTTAAGTACCGAGCAGAGCTCGATACTTATAGAGATGGGGTGATTGATTATTACGATCAAAGAGATCAAATAATGGAACAGGAAGTTATAAGACAGCAAAGTCAATTCCAAGAAGCACGAATGGATAATGATGCCAGACGATATGTTATAAATCAAATCGGATGGGATGAGCATAAAACTGCTGATTTCATGAACTGGATAAAAAATCCACAAAATGTTACTTTTGAACACCTTGCTAAGATTTATGACTCCCAATCAGCTCCTCCACAGGAACAATTAGCACGTCAGGAGAAAGTAGAGCAGATGAGAAACATGCAGCAACGTATGCAAGTTCCTAGAACTACGCAAGTTGCTACAGGTACTTCACCTCCTCCACAAACTGCTGAACAGGCATTCAGTGCTGACCTTCTCGCTAGAGGAAAGGCGATGGCAAAAGGTATAAGGTAAACAAAAATGGCAGATGCAGGATCACAAAAGGAACTGTATAGTGGTGGTGCCGCTGGTGTCTTATATACCGATAGACGAAATTTCTACATCGATCCTCAATCCGTATCGGAATTGTGGACTGATGTAGCTCCATTTACAACAATGATTTCGTCAATGGGTACTAGAAGTACCAATGACCCACTATTTAAAATGTTCGAACATAGAAACCCATGGATAAAACAATACTTCACTCATGATAATGGTAGTGGAGCAACTGTACCGAATGATGATACAGGGCTTCAAATTACCATACATGACCCAGGTGTAGCAAACGGAGTCGGCAATGCTGGCACTGCTTATACATCATGGAAAGGTCTTGTTATTGAATGGTGGGATTCTACGGAAACAACTAAAAAAGGTGTTACTATAGTTAAATCAGGTGACTCTTTAACAACAATGACTCTAAAATCAGCTTCGGGCTCAACAGTAGTGTTGGCTGATGATGATGTAGGTCATGTAATCGGTAGTGCACACGGTGAAGGAACTGAATCTCCTGATGCATGGGCTGATGAGCTATCAGTAGTATGGAACTCTTGTCAAATATTCAAGACTCCATTGCAAATTACTGGTACTCTTCTCCAAGCAGCATTAAGAGGTGAATCTTCAGAACTTGAAAGACTTCGACTACAGAAGAACCAAGAACATAAAATCCAAAAGGAAAGAACTTTCTTGTTTGGTAAAAGACTTGGTGGAACTGGATTAGATCTTCAAGACGGTGCAACTAGTGATTCTTTTAATGATACTAATAGGACAGATTCAGGTTCTAATGAAATCAGAACTACATACGGTATTATAGCAGCTATTGAAGACTATGGCTCTTCATCATCTGCTGATGATTATCAAAACATCTTTACCGTAGATAGCTCATATGCTTATGGTAACTTCGTGGACGATATGGAAAAGGTTTTCCAATACGTTCCTACCAGTGGTGTTAAGAGAGCTTTCTGTGGTGCAGGTGCATTAGGATACTGGTCTAAGATGTCAGCCGCAGCTAATATGGCTGGTAACTCAGGCTGGACTGTTAACTTAGGTGACATGAAACGAGATGCTCTAGGATTTAACTATAGAGTACTTGAAACTCCTCACGGGATGCTTCAGTTGATTCCAACTCCAGCATTAAGAGGACCTTACAACAAGTACATGCTATGTGTTGATGATAGTAATCTGTTCCATGCTCAATACAGATCTCCTATGTATCAGACTAACATAAAAACAGACAATGCATTCGATGCTGTGAAAGACCAGTACTTTTCTGACGAAGGTATCGGTGTTCAACTTATCGAATCTCATAATCTGTTTAAAATAACCGCATAAGGGGGTAGAGCTATGGCTAGACCTTATTTAGGCGGAAGTGCTGCGGCTGTGAAAGACATTACAGCTGCTACTACTTTATATGCATCAGATAGTGGTAAAACGTGCTTAATTAATTACGATGGCAATGCATCTATTACAGTTAATTTGCCAGAGAAACAAGCAGGACTTGAAATTAAATTCTTGTTTATAGCAGCAATGGATGCAGCTAGTTCTCAAATCGCAATAAAAGCACCAAGTGCCAATGATATGGTGGGTACAGTAGCTACGATGGCAGCAGATGATACAGGTTCATATGATACGAGCGGTTCACATAATCAGTTACAAATAAATGATAATGTCCTTCCAGGATCTTATGTTAATTTCTTTTGTAATGGTAGCAAATGGTATGTGAATGGTCTCATTTATTCAGATGGAACTGATTGTCTAGACTTCGCAGCAGTTTAAA